AAAAAAAGAAAGCAAAAGGGGAATGTTTAAATCCTCTGATTGACAGAAGATTACAAATATTAAATAAAATAATGAAAAAAAGTTCTTCTGCAAATGTTGTTTTAGATAATAGTTCCAATAAACGTCGTATAAGTTATGCTCGAAGAGTTAGTGAAGCACGAAAAGCAAGTGCTGCTAGAAGAGCGAGTGCGTCATTAAAAGCTAAAAATGCTCGTAGATCAAGTGCTGTAAGAAGGGCTAGTGCAGCACATAAAGCAAAAACAGTTGTAAGAGCAAGAACAACATTAAGATCAAAATCTGTTGTTAGAGAAAGATCTCCTGTAAGAGCCAGAACAACATTAAGAGCTAGATCAGAAGTAAGAGCTAGTTCTAAAAAACGTAAAGTTAAGAAAAATACAAATAGTTCTTCATTTAAATTATCACCTGGACCCTCACAAAAACCTGTAAATGTTCAAGAACATAATCAATTAAAAATATCTAAATTAATAAATAGTAATAAATCTTCCAAATCTAAAAAAAGTAAAGTTAATAAAAATACAAATAGTTCTTCATTTAAATTATCACCTGGACCCTCACAAAAACCTGTAAATGTTCAAGAACATAATCAATTAAAAATATCTAAATTAATAAATAGTAATAAATCTTCCAGTTCTAAAAAAAAACAATGTAAAATAAATTGTGAAAAAGATAATAGAATCTGTAATACTAAAACAGGACGTTGTATTAAACCTAAAAAAAACAAACTTGAAATTTTAGCAGAAAGACCATGTAAACAAGATTGTACTGCTATAAATAAAATATGTAAAATATCAACAAGACGTTGTGTAAAACCACCAATAACTAAACCAATGCCCACAGAATCTAAATTTAAACATTGTAAAAAAGAATGCGGTGAAGGAAAAACATGTAACTTTTTATCTGGAAGATGCATCAAACAAAAATAATCATATATAAATAATAAAATAATTATTATAAAATAATATATGAAGTTAAATTTATTGTATGATGAATTAAATGACATTATATCCAATAAAAATAATGATTTAATTAGAATATCTTCGTTTGAATCATCAACAATAAGATCATTAGTTGCTGCTTTTGAGGGTATATATAATACTGTATCTATAATAATTTTAAATAATAAAATTGATATTTTAATTGACAATTATATTAATAATGGAATTTCTAAAAAAATCTTCTTAAAAAAAAATAATGTAAATATAATAATATATTATAACTTAAATGAAAGTGAAAATATATTTACAATAACAACAATATATTGTAATAATATTAATAATTAATATATTATTTTTATATATAATGGATAACTTAATTGAAATTCATTCTGATACAATGGATATAAATATAAGTGATGAAGATGATAATAATGAAAACATACAACAAGAGAAACCACAGGAGCATACAATAAATGTAAAAGAGCTTGAAGATAAAGTAAAATCAGCAATGGTAAAGCTACAAGAAATTATTATTAACAAGAAAATAGAAGAAGAATCTTTAATTAAATTACGTGAAGAAGTTGATGTAATTAAACGCGATGAATTAGAATCTCTTAAAAATTCCAAAAAAATTTTAGAAAATAGATTAGCAAAATGTTTAGATGAGCAAACAAAGAATATTATAATTGCAAGAAGATCATATCATAGTATTAATAATAAATATTGGTGGTCATCTATTTTTATACTAGTTTTTTCTTCTATAATAACATTTATTGAAGCAGTAAGACTTATTATTGAAAATACTGAAAATAGAAAAATAAAATCTTTAACTTATATTATTAGTATATCATCAATATTTATTGGCATTTTAATAACCATAATAACTGGATATATAAAGTTCAATGATTACCAAAATAAATTAGAAATTATTAGTAGCCGTTTATCTTTATTATTACAATATCAAAAAAAGTTTGAAGTAATTAAATTTCAATTATCTACATATTCATTACCAAATAATAAAGAAAATAAAGATTTAGTTCAATGTAGAAAACATAATACATTAACAAAAGAAATTTTAAAAGATTTTAGTAGTTCTCTTAACAAATTAGAAGAGGATATACAAAATAATGAATTATTAAAATATATTACAGATAAAAATGAAATAAGATATTATCGTGAATATGTTGATACTTATATTAAAGATATTATGTATAATAATTACATTAAATCATTAACATCATATATAAATGAAAATGATAATGATGGTATAGATACAAAAGAAGAAGTAAATAAAAAACAAGAAATATTAAAAAAAATTACTATGATTGCTAATATTAAAAATAAATCTAAATATAATGATATTATTGATTATGATATATTTAAAAATATCAAAGAGCTAAATGAACTCAAAGAAATTAAAGAATATAATGAAAAACTTAATAATTATAATGTATAATATTATTTTATATATATTAACTATATAGAAATGTCTGGTAATTCGGAAGAACTTAATTTGTTAAAAGAATTAGGGAAAATATTAGAAGATATACATGAGTTTGCTGATAAAAATATAGCAAAACCGGTAAATAAATTTACTGATGAAAATATAAAAAAACCTTTAAAAGATAATTTAAATATTAACTTATAGAAAGCACTATCATGTGCTTTCAAGTGAATAATTAAGAATATTATCTTCATACATTTTTTTTATAACTGCGTGCATATTAATAACATCATATTTAGAATTATGTGCATTTTCTAAATCTTTATTAAATGCAAATTTATAAATTTCTTTTAATGATGGATTTTTATATCTATTATATTGATTTTTAATTTTAACAATTTCTTTACAGTGTTTCATAGTGCATAAAATTGTCTTTTTATTAATTTCTTCAATAATATAATGCTTATTTCTTCTAAATAATTCTGATTTAATAACATTTATATCAAACTCAGTATTATGCGCAATAATATGTGTTACATCTTTTAAACTTTCATAAAATTTTTCAAAAGCTTCATTAAATTCAATACCTTTTTCCATAGATATTTCATTTGTAATTCCATGAAATTGAGAGTTTTCTATATTAAAGTTTTCTTTTTTAATAATATAATCATGCAATTCTTTTTCATTGAATTTAGCATCAGTAATCATATATGAAAGTTGTACTATCCTTGCATTATCATATCTATTCAATAGTTTATAATATGGATATTCACCCCATTTTAGATTTAAATTTTTTGTATCAGGTAGACCAATTGTTTCAGTGTCAATAAATAAAGCCATTTTATTATTTAATAATAATAACAAAGTATTATATCAATTTTTAATTATGTCAGTTAAAACCTTTTTATAAAAATAGTCTACAAGGGTTTCCCATCTATAATTTTTAAGAATATTTTCTCTACCATTTATTCCATGTGTTTTTGCTAATTCAGGATCACTAAAATATTTCCAAAATCCTAATGCAAAATCATGTGGATCAGTAATTTCAGCTTTACCACCTATACCATTTGATTTATTATCTAAATAATAGTATATTTTGGATTCAACGGGTATTGAATTATCTTTTGATAAATACTCGCGAATACCACCTACATATGATGATACTTGGGGTTTTCCCAATCCCAAACATTCAAATACAGTTAATTCATAACCACCACCATTACAATTATTACAACCAACATCGCAAGAATTGTATAATATATTAATTTCTCTATCTGATAATTGTTGTGGCATTTGTACTTCCACAATAGTTGATTTAACATATTCTAATGGAACATCTCTGAAAATAACCTCATTTTCTAAAACATCCCATAGATTCCAGTAAGCATTAATTGAAGTACCTACTATTAGTTTTATTGGACGTTTTGTATATTCATTAATTAAATAATCTTGACAATTTTTAAAATTGGCCTTATAATGCATTTCAACAAATTCTACCCATGCAATTATAGTATGGTCCCAACATTTTCTAGGTTGATTTCTATTTAGATTTAATACCATAAAATCATCATTATTATATTTAAAATAAGTTCTAGCAATATTTTTTGGTATAGGATAATAAATATTTGTATCAAATCCATGTGGAAATGTATATATTGGTATGTTATTATTAATTCCTAATTTTCTTGCAATATCTTTCCAATATGGTGTAAATGCTATAATCGCATCAAAATGCTTATTTAATAATTCAATATAAGCCTTCTTTTGATAAGGGTAAACCTGATCCATATATGATACTAATTTAAAGTTTTTTCTTTCAGTATTACATTCTTTTATAATTGTATTTGTTAAAGATGTTGTAATCATATTATCATTAAAAATTATTATAATATCTTGTGGATTTTTCTTGATATAATCACCAATTTCTTTTTCACCGAAACCACTTCTTTTCGGATTTTCATTAGCCATAGCATCATAAATTTTAACATTTTTAGGAATATTGTCTCGTAAATTTTTACCATTTGTATTAGAAACATTCTGAAATCCATAAACAGTTAAATCTATATCTTTATACTCCCCCAAATATTTAGATATATAATAAACAACTTTTGAATATCCATTACTAGTTCCAATTGGATATGTACCACATAACATAACACGTGTTTTATTTTTTTCAGATGGTACCCACCAATCAATGGATTTTTTCTTGGTTTCTTCGCCAACAATTATAGTATTATTAATAAGATCTGATAAATTAACCGTCATTATTAAATGATAATTATAATATAAATCTTATATATCATTAAAAAAAATAAAATTAAACATTTTGTTGAGATAAACCTCCTTGTACTGGTTGTAAATTTTGCATTGGTTGTATTTGATTGTAATTATAAGGCATTATATTCTGAGATTGATGTGAAGGCTGATATGAATATTGAGGAATATTCATTCCATTAATTTTATTATTGATATATGGTTCTAGAATATATGTTGTTTTTTTCATACCGATTTGAATTGATAATTCAACAAGATAATCGCATAATAATATAATTATAACACCTACAAATAATATTATAAATACATTTATAATTAAATTAATGTTATTTTGTGCTTTTTTATTTTCTTCTATACTTTTTGATAAGATTACTTCTCTTTTTTTTAGTTCTTCTAATTCTTTTTCTAATTTAATAGTTTTAGCATCTGCTTGTTGTCTTTCAAGATATCCTCGTGATCCCATTGTATTTGACATGTTCATTTGATCGAAGAATGCTTTTTTTTCATTTTTGTCTATTTTCATTTCTAATGCTTTTAAATATTGTAGAGCATCATTTGCTTTTTTTCTTTCTTCGGGATTTAAATTAAAATCAGAAGTATTCAATAAATTATTACCATTATTAAACATAGTGCTCATGTATTCATTTGTATTATTATTTGTATAAGAAGTACTGTTACTATTAGGCATATAATTTGATAATTTATTATTGGGATTGTATTTAACTTCGTCATTTAAATTGTTAACATCAAAATATTGTTCTAAATCTTCATCATAATATGGCATAATATCATTTTTAGAAGCCATGTTTGACATATTAATATCTTTTGGTGAATTAAAATTTTCTTCTGTATAAACTTTTATTGTATCATTAAATTCTTTTTTACATTCACTGGATATAGGAACTGTGTAAGGAGGCACTTGAATTGGTGCACATGATTTACTTGTATTTTTAATATATTCTTCATAATCTTGTATTTTTTCACTTGAAGCAGTTAATTTACTAGTTTCTATATTTGATGGTGCGTTGTTTAAATTACTTTCTGGAACATCTCTTTGCTTTTCGCGCTTTTTCTTTTTCATTTTATCAAAACCATCTACATTATAAGCTTCCTCAATAGTTGAATAGTGCATTCTTATTTTTTTAAGATATTCTCTATTATACAAAAAGGAAAGAAAAACACAAAAAAAATATTTATATAATATAATTGTAAAGAAGGAATATGAATGATTTAGAAATCGATGATTTTCTTAATATTGTTTTAAAAGGAATTATATCAGGTTTTTTAATAGCATATTTGATAATATTAGGTTTAAGACCTTCAGCAGAATATCCAGACAATATTTTAGAAATAATAGATAATCCTTGGATATTTATTGTATTGATTTTAGTAAATTTCTATGCTATACAATGGGATATGACTATCGGTTTATTATTATTATTATCTATAATAGCTTTATTATTGGATGTAATTATATTTACCGAAGGAGAAGTATTCAATAATGATATTAATATTGAAAACTTTAAGAATGATTCTGAATCTGATTCTGATTCTGATTCTGATTCTGATTCTTCCGATGATGAAGAAACTAAGGAAACTAAGGAAACTAAGGAAAATAATAGTAAAGACAAAAAACAAAAGCCTAATAATGCTAAGAAAAAGTTAGAAAAATCTAATAAAGATGAAAATAAATTGATAGAAAAAATAGTTAGTAAGGTTTTAAAATCTATAAAAAATAACTTAGATGAAGTTTTAAATTAATTTTATTAATTATTATAAATAGAATATGTTATCTAATATTGAAGGTATAGAACCATTATCAATATTTTTTTTAATATTAGTACAATTTGGTGGAAGATATCTTAAAATAGAATTAACGCCAGCTCAACAAAAAATAATAAATAATTCTATTTTTCAAACAATAATATTGTTTTCAATAGTTTATATGGCTACAAAAAGCTTTGCCAAAAGTGTAATTATTGTATTACTTATATATATATCTATCAATGTTTTATTTAATGAAAACCATAAATATAATGTATTATCAAGGAAATGGCTTATTAAAGAAAAAATATTAAAAGAAAATAAAAAAATATCATTAAAAGAAATTTATAAAAAAAATATAGAGCATATTATATAAGCTTTTTATATTGGTTAATTATTTTATTAAATGCATCAACATTACTGCTATTTATATCTATTACTTTTTTCATTGTAATATTTTTCTTATTTAACTCGTTAGATAAATTAGCGTTATCATTTTTTAAATTTTCAATTAAATTTTTATAGTAATTATTATAATTTTGTAATTTTAAATATTCAGTTAGTAAATTTGCAAAAAAAGAAACCCCTTCAATTTTATTAAATAATTTTAAATTTTTATTGTTATATTCTCTGCAATATGGACATTTATATTTTATAAATATTTCATTTCGTATTTCGTAATATATATATGATTTATTTTCTAATTTATTGCAACATTGGATACAAATAGTTTTATTACATGTATAACAATGTAAATTTTCAGATATTTTATTATCATTACATATAAAACATTCTTCTATGTTCATTTTATACTTAATTTATATATAAAATTATATAAGGATTATACATGTATATATGTATAAGCTGCTATAGCTCAGTCGGTTAGAGCACTCGGCTGTTAACCGAGCGGTCGCAGGTTCGAGCCCTGCTAGCAGCGTCATAATTTTTACATTTAATATTAAAAAATTGATTTAATATTAATCTACATATCTATAATAATGAAGTATGAAAAATTACATTGGTATCTATATACAATTTATGAGGAGCCTAAACGCAAGTTTACTATTTCTGATGTAGAAAAACCTAAACGCAAGTTTACTATTTC